ATATACCCCCAAAAAACGTGTTTGCCACAGGCGGCGGCAAGTGCGATTTTTCACTCAATTCATTTTAAGTAAGTGGGGTCGATATAACTGACGACACCTGTTGCACAACAACCCCACTTACTATTCTAATGAACGTGTGCAAAGGTAACTTAAAAACTTCTAAACAACTTTTCTTCTCACTGCTTCTTTGCTGTCGACACAATCGATTATTTTAAACTTTTTAATTTTAAGTTCACTTTCATCGATTGTGCTGGCTAGTTGTTTTGACGCAATCTGTTTTGCCTGTTTAGAATTTGACGCAATGATTTCTTCTTCGCCAATCCAAACAACTCTGTATGTCTGCTCTGCCATTACACTGCCGCCTTTTGTTTATTGCTAAAAGTTGATGGCAATTCTTTTACAGTTAAATCACTGCAATACATCTGCACATTATATTGATATTGGTCTGAGTAAGTTTCTAATCTGTCGTATGCTTCTTTTTCACTTCGAGCCCACATCACACCTTCTACATCAATCATTTTATTGCCTTCGTATCCTTTGCCTTTGTATGCAAATGGAACTTCTTTGTTTTTAAGATATTGTTCGAACTTAATAACACGTGCAATACTTGCATTTGCATTACTTTGCTTACGAGCAATTTCTCTCATTTCTTCCACAAACTGAGAACGTGTTTTTTTAGATTGAGTATATAACTCTTCTAAAATACTATTTCTTTTAGTTGTCCCCATATTGTGTGCACGCAAACAATTACTAGCAGCAGAAGTATCAATTACTTTTCTTTCTTTAATTGTGTATTTCAAATCAATTAATTTTTTTATTAGCTGTTGATCTGAACTTTTTGACTTATACCAACTATTTCTGTGGTCATTGAGTATGTCTATTACTTTTCTCAATTCACTTATTAGCAACTGATTTTGCTCTTCCTTTTTTTTGTTTGCTACAAATTTAGCAAATGGCGATTTTTGATTTGGAGTGCTTACCTCATCATTTTTACATTCGTAAATGTGTCTACCTACATCAAATATTATGTCATCAAAATAGCTGTTTGTTATGTCTTTTAAATCAACATTTTTTGTGACTTTATCTATTACTTTTGTAATAATATTTTCTGCTTTTGTAAGTTGAGCCAAATCAGTACGTGCTTGCCACATAGTAGCTCTTTTTTGTGTTACTTGTTTTAACAGTCCTTTTTCCATCTTTTTTTCCTTCCTTTTTTTAGGCACACGTATCGCACACACTACGATAGGTTTTTGATCGTAATGTTAACTGCAGACATACGTGTGCAGTTTACTGAGTGCACTACTGCAATCAGCTTTTAATAAAGTAAAAAAAAATAATTTTTTTTACTTTTATGTTTGACTTTGTGTTTGGAAGTAATTAAAAAGAGATTGTTACAAAACTTTTTATTTTACTAGCAAACCCCAAAATCATAATAAAATTCTAGCACGGATCTCTATTACGTCAACCACCCCCAAAAAGCCCTTATTATATGCGGCTAATTTAAGCATAGTAATTTTCCAATTATAAAAAAACAACCATCAAAAACAGTAAATATTTTGGGGCACATTATTAAAACAGAATTTTTAATAAAAACACACATTCAGTTAGTTCTGTCTTTAAATAACAAAGTGCCCCACACTAAGATTGCATCACCCTATCGTACGTTGGGGCACAACTTATTCATCTACATTACTCATTATAAATAAAATTGTTACTGGCAGTTATTTTTTTCTACATCGTCTAATTGTTCTGCCAGTGACTAAAATAAGGAGCTCAAAATGCCATACCACTCAAAAAGAAAGACAATGAAAAAAGGCAAAAAGTACAAGTCAAAAAAAGGCAAAAAAAGAAGATAATTAATGGCTGAATACAAAGGTACAAAAGTTAAATTAAACAAGCCTTTTAGGACACCAAATCAAACTAAAAAGTTTGCTGTTTATGTGAAGAATCCACGTACTGGTAACACTTTAAAAGTGCGATTTGGTGACCCCAAAATGAAGATCAAAAAAAACATACCCGCAAGAAAAAAGAGTTTTTTAGCAAGACACAATTGCAAAACTGCACGTGACAGAACAACAGCAAGATATTGGAGTTGTAAGCAATGGCGATGAAATTTAGAAAAGTACCAAAATCAAAAGGTGTTGCACGTAAGTATATAAAAGGTTCACGTAATAAAACACGTGCCGCAAAAGAAATAAAACGTACAGCAAGACTGTACAAAATGGGACTGTTGACACCAGCAATGATGAACAGAATTAGTAAGTTTAGAGCTGGCGATACACAGAGAAGAAATGCAAAAAAGAAAAAGTAGTTTATCAAGTTTTATTAGAAACAAAGCCAGTAAAACTAGATTTACAGAAGGACAACTAAAACAAGTGGCACGAAGAGCAGCTGGTGCTTATTACAGCAGTGGCAGTAGACGTGTTAGTTTGGCGGCTTGGCAAAGAGGTAGAATAAACAGTTTTGTTACGGGCAAAGGTGGTGCACGTAAAGCCGATGCAGACATATTTAGAAGAACACCAAAAAGAAGGAAAAGATAATGAAGAAAAATATAAAAGCCCCAAAAGGTTTTCACTTTATGGGTAAAGGTAAAAATTTAAGATTAATGAAGCACGGCAAGAAGTTTACAAAACACAGAGGTGCTTCTCTAACTGCAAGCATACCAGTAATTAAAAAACACAAATAATGGCTGACAGGTTGTTTCCAGTTTCTGTTGCTAACAGAAAACAGTTAGAACTTTACTACAACAAAAACATACACGAAATAACTGATCATTTAAAAGTTTGGCACGGCTACTTGTTACACCCATCACAACAATGTTTTGTTGTTGGCAATGGAACAAGCAGAAAAAACTTTGATTTGAATGAACTAAGATATTGTTCAAAAGAACGATACAAAAGAAGAAGTTTTATTGTTGGCTGTAATTACATTTACAAAGAATTTGATGTTGATTTGATTGTTGCACAAGACACAAAAGTTCTATTTGATTTAGCAAAAGACAAAGTTAAAACACCAGTGTGTGCCCCACTCTTAAAATACAATTGGTTATTAGATAACAATAAAAAAATAGAAAACTTCTATCCAATACGTTTTCCTACTTTTGAAATGAGCCGTTGGAAAACAGGCGAACTTGCATTGTATATGGGTTGCTTATTAGGATTCAAAGTTGTTAGGTATATTGCTTTTGATGGTGGCACAGAATGTGTGCACAGAGAAGTTGATGGTGTAAGCAATATAGATTTAAAAAAAACACAGTATCGTATTCAACAATTGTTAGACAGTTTTGAGAATATTAAAATAAATAAATTTGAAGACAACTTGCGAAAGCCTTCTTTGTAACAAACAAGATTTTGTTCGTGTGGTGCACGTAAAAAACAAGTTCGAACGTTAGAAGTTTTTTAGATAACTTTACTGCCTAAAAACAATAACACAATTCAGCAAATAATTTTTAATTAAAAACTATAAACAGAGGAGATAAAGATGGCTTTATCAGATGCTGGCTCAACTGTATCAAACGCATTTGTAACACAATTTGCAGATGACGTTTTACATCTCAGCCAACAAAAAATGTCTAAACTTGCTGGAAGTATTAGAACTGTAAGAAACGTAACAGGTTCAACTTACAAATTTAATACACTAGGCAAAGGTGGATACATTAAAAACAAAAACAGATTTGAAGATATTACAGTAATGTCTGACTCTTCAAAATCTTTAGGTGGTTCAGCAACATACACAGGTGGAACTGCGGCACACGCAGTGGCGACAGCTACACTTAACAACTACGTTGCTGGCGAATACGTTGATGACTTTGATATGTTCAAAGTTAACTTCGACTTTAGACAAGCATATGCGGAATCTATTGCGGCGGCTCTTTCACGTGCATACGACACTGAAATCGTTGATGCTTTAGATTCATCTTCACCTACAACTACTGTAACTGCAAGTGGCGGTTTAACTAAAGCAAAATTTTTAGAAGTTGCTGAAGGTTTAAACTCTCAATCAGCAGACACAGCTGAAAGATATATGGTTATATCACCAGCTGCTCTTACTGACTTGTTAGCAGACAGTGGTGTAACAACTGCTGCTGATGGACCGATTTCAAACTCGGCATTAGCAACTGGTTTCATACCTAACTTTTTAGGATTCAACATAATCATTTCTAACCTATTGAACGAAGCTTCAACAGGTGTAAGAAAATGTTATGCATTCCAAAAAAATGCGGTAGGACTTGCAGTTGGTAAAGATGTAACTGCAATGATTAACTACGTACCACAAAAAGTTTCTCACTTAGTTGCTGGGGAATTTTCAGCTGGTTCAACTGCTATTGATGTAACAGCAATTGCGAGAGTTAACGTAACGGAGTAACACTAACTTAATACCAAGCTCAGTTGAAAGCCGATGTCATTGATTTGATGTCGGCTTTCTTCTTTTAAATCAATAAATATTAAAAAAGGATTAACACAATGGCACTAACAAAATTCGATATCTGTTCACAAGCATTAACAAAAGTTGGTGCTGACACAATTACTTCATTTTCAGACGGAACACACGAAAGCAACGTTTGTTCTGTAATGTACGACACAATCAAAAAATCACTCCTCTACTACACTTTTTGGAACTTTGCGATTGATAAGCAACAATTAAACAAATTATCAGAAACTCCAACTGACAAAAAATTTACAAGTGCACACAGTCTACCCGGCGATGTAATAAGAATAAAAGCAGTTATAGATCAAAACGGCTTACCTAACTACACGTATAGAAAAGAAGGACAAAAGATTTTTTCATCATTAGACACTGTTATTTTAGAGTATGTGCAAAATATGGACGAAACTAATATGCCGTCTTTTTTTGTTGAAGCATTAGTAACAAAAATTGCTACTGAAATAAATGAAGCAATTACTGGTAATGGTGCATTAACAAATAGACTAGCAAACGATTTTCAACAAAAGTTAAGAGCAAGCAGAATTGCAGACGGGCAAGAAAATCCACCGCAAAATATTGTTCCAGCTGGACGTTTAATTGAAGCACATTTAATGGGCAGTGAGTCAGATAGATTTAGACACGAGCAAAATTAATGACAATAAGAAGATACACACAAACTTCTTTCACACAAGGTGAAGTTGGCAGTTTTATTAAAGGCAGAGCTGAATTAGGTATCTATCGTGCTGGATTAGAAACTTGTGAAAACTTTTTATTACTTCCACAAGGCGGATTAGATAGAAGAAGAGGATTTAAATTTATATCAAGTAACTTAGATAGTTCAACACTTGCAGACGGAAGTACAAGTATAACAACAGGTTCTTTTCATTCACAAAGCAGACTTATTCCTTTTAAATTTGGTGAAGGGCAAGAATACGTTTTAATTTTTGAGCCAGCAGACAGCACAATAAGTTCAACTGCAAAAATACACGTTTATTATTTGGATAGCAGAGTTGCTGTTTTAACTAATGGTGTTGATGGCAATGTGTTTGATATTACAACAGACAACATCAGTGAAATAAGATTTGCACAAACTTTTGATGTAATGATTATGACACACAAAGACTTCAATCCAATTCAACTTGTTAGAGGTTCACAACACACTGATTGGAGTATAGGTAATTTAACTTTTGACTTTCTTCCACTTGCAAATTTTAGTTTTGCAACTGATTTAACACCAAGTGCAAAAACTGGCAGTATTTCATTAACACTTAGCAACGGAAATTACACGTGGGTAAATGCAAGTTATCCAAACGGACACGTTGATATGAGAGTAAGACTTAATGCTGGTTTATGTAAGATTACAGCAATAGACAGCACTAACTTAGTGGCAACAGCTACTGTTGAAGAAGAACTTGCAGACACACAGACTGCTGGCGGTAACGAATGGGAAATAACTGCTTTCAGTAATTTAAATTCAACACGTGGTGGCGGGTATCCACGTTCATTAACTTTTCATCAAAACAGATTAGTGTTTGGTGGAAGCAGAGATAAGCCACAAACAATTTTTGCTTCTCAGTCGGGCGACTTCTTTAATTTTAAACCTACAACTAGAGTTGTAAGTGGAAGTTCAACAACTGGCGAAATTACAGATGATGCTGGCTTTACATTTACAATTGCTAGTGACGAACTAAACATTATTAAACATTTAATATCGCAACAATCACTTTTCATTTTTACGTCTGATGGTGAGTTTGATATGTCGGGTGAGCCAATAACACCTTCAAACGTTTTAATAAGACAACAAACAAGATACGGAATAAGCACAGGCACAAGTGAGCCAAAAGTAGTTGATAACGAAACAATGTTTGTAGACAAAAGTAATAAACAGTTGCGGGCTTTTGTTTACAATTTTAACACTGATGCATTTAGTGCAAAAAACTACTCACTTGTTCATCACACAATGCTGACCAATGCAACACAGATTGAATACTTAAAAAATTACAAAGACACCAACACAAACTACGTTGTTGTGGTTAATGATGGTGATTTGTGTGTTATGGGTATTAATGTTGAAAGAGAAGTTGTTGGTTGGACACGTTGGACAACAAATGGAACTTTCAAACAAATAGTTGAAGTTGACGACAGTTTATATTGTTTAGTTGAAAGAACTAACGGATTGTTTTTAGAAAAATTAACAACTGATGATGTTTACTTAGACTGTCATCACACGTCATCAAGCACTTCAAGTTCTTACACTGGTGCAAACGGATTACAAGGACAGACTGTAAAAGTAATTGCTAATGGAAACACGCACGCAGATATAACTGTAACTGCGGCTGGCAATTTTACTTTGAGTGAGGTTAGTTCTAATACACAAATAGGAT